AGTTTCAAACCACTAATGTAGAGGGAGTTACAGTTGGCGAAACGGAAGAAGAAGCGAGTACCTAAAGATAAAAAGACCAAAATACCTAAAAAATACTTATCAGGTTTAAAGGGGTCTAAAAGAACTGCTAGAGCTAATTTGATTAAGCAAGTTAGTTCACTATATAAGAGTGGTGCAAGAATACCTATGTCTTTATTGAAAAGGAGAACCTAAATTATGGTCAGTAAATTTAGAAAACCTTTATCAGCATCAACTCTCAAAACACTAAAAGCAAAAGCTAAAAAATCTAAATTATTTAATTTAGCTGACTTAAAAGCAAGTTTCAGGAGAGGGCAAGGTGCTTTTCTAGGTGCTGGAAGTAGACCTAGAATACCTATGAATGCTTGGGCGATGGCTAGAGTAAATAAACTCATTAGCAGAGGTAAGTCAGGAACATTTGACAAGGATATAATTAGAAGGGCTAGTAAACGAAAGAAGAAAAAATAATGGCTATATACAGAGGTAAAGATGTAAAACTAAATAAACCCTTTAGGTTATCAACCACAGAATCTAAAAGAAAAAAGTTTGGTGTATATGTAAAAGATAAATCTACTGGGAGAGTAAAAAAGGTTACTTTTGGCGCTAGAGGTATGAGCATCAAGAAAAATAACCCAGTTAGGCAAAAATCATTTTTAGCTAGAATGGGTGGTGTATTAAAGCAAGTCAAAGGTCAAAAAACTTTATCACCAGCTTACTGGTCTATTAGGGCTTGGAAAAAGAATTTTCCTCTATAATAAATGTCAAGGATATTAGAAAAATTAGCTGACCAACACGAAGAACGCATTATTAATGTGTTATATAAACTTGAGGAAGATATAATAAAAGAAGTTAATAGAGCCACTAATGGACAATTAGTCTCGGTAAGACTAGCAATACAGTTACAGCCTAAAATAAGACAAGCAATAGAAAACAATTTCCTTAATGAAGCTGACTTAATAATAAATGAGGAATATAATAAGATTGCAAAAGAAGTGTTAGACACTTTTGGAAAGATGCCAATACCAAACAAATTTAAAAGTCTTACAGAGGCAAATTTATCTACTATCAATGCACTAAAATTTCAAAGTTATTCAGGATTTGAAGATATAGGAGAAAGATTTATAAAAGTAATTAATGATGAGTTGTATCAAAGTACCATTGCTGGTAGACCTTTTGAGGATATGGTAAGTAACATTAGAGGGCATATAAACGGAGTTTATAAGA